CTTGAATTGGTTGCCAAATTCTATCATTAGAAGACGCAAATAGCGTTCCAACATAAGGCTGTTTGCTTATTCTCTCACCAGTAACAAGATCTGTTCCACCTAATCTTGAAACAAACATAGTAACATTGGGATTGCTTGCTGCTGGTTTGATGCAAACAGCATATTCTTTACTTCCAGTTAAAAATACTGGTGTGCTAAAATATACTGGAGTTGCAGCAGAGCCATCAGTACTTGTGTTGATGTCATCAGCTTCCAACGTTATTCTTGAAAAAGGTACAATTCTGTTTGTTATAGCAAAAGTTGAGGGGTCAACTTCTCTAATTTCAACAAACACTGGTCTTGAAGAATCTTTAGTTCCGAAGAACAGGTCGATCTTAGTCAGATACACTCCAGAAGTAACAGCTGTCTGATTGAAATCACCAATACTAAACGATTGAGCTATAGGATCAACTCTGTTATTTACTATTGGAGCTGTTATAGGAAATTGGTTATCGCCAGATGGTGCAGCCAGTGGGATAGAGACTACTCGGCCTCTCACTTCGCTAGTTGTTGTGCTGCTCAAAATAGATTGTGACTCAGACACTGTTTCCTGTACAATTTCTATGCTTCTTGTAGATACTATTGTGTCTTGTAATGTTTCAAGTGTACCTCTAGCAGAATAAGTTGCTTCACCGGATGTTGTACACAAACCTACAACGCTTTCGTTAGTTGGGCTATCACTAAAACGCAATCTTTTTGTACCAGTTCTAAATCTCAGGGAATCGTCATTAGGTATTCTGAAACTGCAGTAAAGATCTCCACTTGCATCACATACAAGATTGTCTCCTTCGCTTCCCGTTGCAGTATAGCTTGAGTTAGTTGGCGTCATGTAACTGCTAACATCTGTATTGTCAAAGAAAGCATATAATCTTGTATTGGGTTTGAATCCCCTGCCCTCGATAAGCACAAGCCGCGAACGCATAAATGGAATAATGCTTGTGTTGATAACTTTTGGCCCTAGTCGCTCCGTTGTCGTAGATGGAACAGCACTTGTCCGTATGCCTTGCCTTGTCTGTCTTTGAAAAGTGTTTGTAGTAACAGAACCAATCTGCTGAATGTTCATTGTTCTACCGTTAACACCTTCCTGTATTGTGGTTTCCTCTCTCCAATCTGTTGGATCAGATGTATCAGTCCAGGTTGCGCCATCACCAGTATTGTTTGTCCAGTTACCCCAATCAGTAGTCCACGAGTTTGTCATGGCAGCAATGTTGTCATTGGTATGGTCAAAATTTACTTGCAAATCTGGTGCATTGACCGTGTCAACCCAAAAATCATGATCAGGGAAAAGGGACACTTTAGCTAAGAAATTCCAAAATAACCCTGTAGCGTTTCTCGTTGTTGTAGCATATTTTTGTTCAATAACTTTTTTGTGCGAGAACGCTGGGCTAGCAACCTTACCCTCGGGCGGAAGGTACACAGCTGATATAGTACCTGAAGAACCGCTGCTTCCTCCAGAAGCTGAAGCCGAAACCGCAAATGTGCCTTGCACGTCTTCCAAATAAACTCGTCTACCTACCTGATAAACTACTTTACCAGTTGCTGCACCAGCAGTAACAGTTTCCCCAACTGTAAAAATATCGGTACCACCTACTGTTATTCTTGCATCACCTATACCAATTGTAATATTGCTACTATTAGCAGATTGATATTCAAGATTTAAATTGACAGCGTTGAACGCTGGTCTCATTTCTCCAGTAACTTTATCAATTGAGATATTATAGTCAGGATTTAGAACATCACCAATGTTGTGTCCTGAAAAACTATCAACAATAGCACCGTTCTTGAATCTTTCAACACCAGTGTTGGCAGAAAACTTCAAGTTAGCTGCTTCGTTTTCTAAAAACGTAAGTCTTGTAAAATATTCGACTTTGTCTATTCTGTCACGCAGCTTACCAATATCTGCCATTGTGTATCGTTCTGTTCTAGCCGGATGCAAAGTGCATGCTAAATCAAAACGATTGTACTGCTGAGCTACACGTGTTGACAATGAAGGATAAGGAGCAATGTCTATTTTTGCAAGAACCAAATGATCGTCAGGTGGATTTGGATACAGTGGAGCAACACCCGCGGTACCAGAAGTTACTGTTAATGCACCCTTAGGTGATAACGATACAACATCTCTTCTAGCTAGATAAAAATCCAAGTCCGCAGTCATTGTTTCGTTGGGTGCCATATATCTCAAACCATTAGCTACAGTGCTAATGGTAGTATTTGCACTTGGATTTACAGTTGCTGAACCTACGGCAGTAGTATTCGTTGCTGTGTCTGCAATTCTTGGTCTGATGTCAATACTGTTTCTCAAATCATAAACAACACCATTTGTTTTGGAGTTATACAAAGGTATTTCCTGAGTGACAATAGCCGCTGTGTTTGCAACATTGCTGTCATCAATTGGGTACGAGTCAACGCTAAAATAACCAATTCCTTGTGATGTATCATGGGTGAAATAATCCAGCTTGACAAGATATACATCACCGCTGTTAGCGGTCTTGTTTGGAGCAAGAGTTAAACTACCATGCTTATATAAGTTGTCGGTTTGACCATTGTCAAGAATAAAATTGGATGTTACGTCCTCTCCTTCAGAAGCGGTTGTAAAAAGACTGTTGCCAGACTTTTTGCGGACTGATTGAATTTTATGAATGTCTGACAGTCCAAGATTCCAAGGACCCGTAGTATTAGCACTACCATCGGATTGATTGACTGTTAATTGTACATATCTTCCGGAATTGTACACTTTGGACATTTCACGGCCGTCAACTTTACTTAACTCGACTGCAACTGTAGCGGAAACAGTGCTTCCCAGTGTTTCTTGTATATCAAACGTTGCAGATGTTGTAGTCGTTGCATTAATTGATCGGTCAGAGCCATCACCTCCAACGCCAGCCATGTGAATAGTTTGTCCAGGGAAAAACAATTTACCAACGTTTTGTCCAGTATATGTACCCGAAGCATTTTCTAACGTTGAAAGACTAGAACTTGATACGGACGACACAGTAAGAGTCTGTGACGATATTGAAATTTTATCTCCGACGTTGAATTTAGTATCAGCATTTGTAAGTCCGGTAACCGTGTTTGCTCCTGATGACATTGAACCGGTATCAACAGCAGATTGACTTGCAGCTGTTCCGTTCAACACAACATGAAAATTAGAAGATGCAATTGTATCGCTGGCAACCCCGGAAAAGGTATATCGCTCATCAGCTGCCCCGGTCGCTATACTGAAAGTTCCATCAGTAGCAATAGTAACATCAAAGTTTTTAATAAATTTGAAGTTTGTATCTACGTTTCCGTTTGTATCACGTATTGTTTTAATGTTTGACAAAGGCAAAGGAAATACGGTTCTGTTAAAATCTGTTTCTTGAAGAACAGCTTTACCGCTGCTAAGAACGATGTCAGCAACACCATTTGCTTGTGAATCACCAGAGTTATCAACGTGAATGCTTCTTGCATCGGAGAAAGGATTAGATGTCAAATTAATATCGTATAAGAACAACTTATATCTAGCAGCTGCCGAACCCTTAGCTCCTGATACATGTTCTACACCTCGCACCCTAGCGGTACCTATTTCTTGACCAGCTAATGACGCACTAGATGAAAACGAATGCGATGAAATAGTATTACTGTTTTGACTTCTTAACGATACAACTTTATGGGTATTAACGTCCCAGGTTCCGCTAACTTCATTAACAACTACGTAGTTACCATAGTTTGGAGTTATATTAATTTGTTCTAAGGATTCAGTCTCTGTTCCTTTGCTTATTCCTACAGGAATAGACGCTAAAGTTTCTATATCATTGCCTTTAACATATGCCCTACCTGGATCCATCTCTACGACGAGCTTTGTTGAACTACCACCTTGCGCAGCTGTATATCTACCAAAGTTATTAGCTTGATTAAGATGTTCTCTTAATCTCGTTGCTAAACCGTTTACAACAAAGCTACCAGACGTTTCATAATGACGTCTAGCAAGATATTCTTGAATTATAGAGTAGTTAGGCTTCGGAGCATTCCTTACAGGAACACCTCCTAATCTCTACAATCTTGACAAAGTTTGATCCCGTGTTTGCAGTTATTGCATATTTTGCTAAAGTACCAGTTATTTTTAGTCGATTAGCACCAGGAGCTGTATAGTTGTATGAGCCATTAGCTGGATCTAATAATGTGTCGTCGGCCGTGTAATCAACAATAGATTCATTGACTTCATATCCAACAAAAAAGTCAGCAGACTTATCATACTTGCTAATTACTATAGATTGCTCTGGAACTTGGATGAAGTGGTCCTTTGCAAATATTATACCTTCGGATACAGTCATTCTTGTACCGTATCCGGTACTTGAAGAACTTGATATCACATTAGCTGAATATCCACCTGTAGTTGAATTGATAACCTCGCTTGAACTAAAAACAACATTACCGCTCGTGTTTGCAGCACCAGTATCGATATACTTAACAAAAAGTGTTTTTACATCTGGCGTTGCAGCTTCAGATCCATCAACCGAGTCAAGAACAACAGCCAGCACGTTTGATGTGGCGCCTCTGATTTGTAAATCTCTAAAGTTTGCAGCTACAACAAGTGAAGAATTTGCACTTCTATCTCTTAATTTAACAAATGGTACCGGCTCTATGATGTAATCGCCACCTTTAACTATAGCACCTTCTCTGTAAACGCTTTCAGCAAATCTATCAATTTGATTTTGGAGCATGCTCTGCGTTTGAGTCAGCTCGCGGCCTTGAACAGCTAAACCAGGACGATAGAGAACTCGATGATAATTCTTTGTTTCATCAAAGTCATCGTAGTACGGATCAACGTTTAAATTAGTTGATAGAGTAACTGTATTTGTATTAGCCGCCATCTGTTATACCATTAAAATCTCATTGTTAGTTTTATGTCTTCGACTTGATCAGGTGACCGGGCCGAGGCGCTTCGATGTTCGGTGTAAATAACATCACCAGAATACAATTGGAGCTCTCCTGATGTTATACCGTTTACATTAGCTGTTACAGAACTGGTGTTTCCTGTAATGCTTTCTAAATTTGCAAAAGCGCCGTTGACATCTGTTATTTTAATTATACCTTTTGTACTCAGTGAATTAGTATTTGAAAACGAAAGAACTCTGCCAATTGCGCCTGATGTTCCCCCTATAACTATTTCATCCTGTGTATAAACACCACCCGTAATACCTGTCAGTGTCAACGCGGTTGTCGGATCATAAGCTGACGAATTTGCTGAATTACCATTAGCTTCAAGGGGATTCTTCAACAAACCCAACATTCTAAAATCGTTGTTTGACGGAAAATTATTAGCCTCAGTACCAGTCAGCCTTATGTTTATCATTACGTTATGACCTGCGAGCTCACTAACCGGATCTTTACCATGTCCTCCGGGCGGTGAAATTCTAGGATCTAACGTTGCTCCAACACCGCTGTTAGCAGATACGGTAGCTGATGCTTTCGAATAATTTGTTCCTGTGTTTATGATATTTATCTTTGTAACTTGACCAGATAATACATTTGCATAAGCAAGAGCTCCAGAACCATCCCCAGTAACAGTAATCTTAGGTCCAACATGAAATGTGCTAGAAGAATTAGGTACAGTTGTGAAGCCAGTGTTCACAGTAACTGTTTGGGTCGACGCAACATAGTTAATGACGTCTCTAATCTGACCTGCCCCTAGTCCCGATGTAATGAAAATAGACGATCCAGTATATTTGTCATCCTGTGTACTAGCACCAGAATCTAAAACCAATGATGAGCTATTTGTTACACTGGCAAAGGTGTTTGCTCTTACAATGTAACTTGATCCGTTTGTTACAACATCAATGATTTCTATAGCACCGTTAACAGCAGCTTGTTGTACGTCCCATTGAGCGCTACTATCATCAGCAGTCAATGTTTTAACGGGTATATACGAAGGCGTTCTAAATTTCAATATTTCCGCAGCAGTCAAAGAATACATGAACTTCCATATGTATCCATCCGATGTAATTATTTTTGCGGTGCTGGTTCCAGTTGGCTTAACGGTCGAAGTAGCTCCGCCATTATTAAACATGCATTTATAAACATTGTTATCGTCAGTTAAAACAAAATACTGACTATCATACATATCAGGATTATTGTTATCAAATTCTGTATAGACAGTTCCTGTTGTCCAATCATACCGTCTTATTGCAAACGTCATGTCATTAGTGCTAACTTTCTTAGCTGCCAGCATGTTGCGCCAGGGATCATATCTTATATCAGAAAGAGTGTCTTGAGGCGCTGGTGGTGTATCGCTATTTGGCCAAGGTTGAACTCGACCAATGTACAAATAGAGTTTATCAGGCGTAGGTTCAGTAAACGCTTCTTTAAAGTTTTCAGCGTTATATAGTCTGAATCGTCTGGTTATGAGTGCCGGCATCTAAAGCTCCAAAATTATCTAATTATTTATGTCACTCAACAACAGGTTTTCCAATTTGAGGTACATCAACTATAGTGTTGAACGTGTTACTCTGCAATTGAGAGACGGTATTTGCTTCATATTCATTCGCATCAGCTTGATATAGAGCACTAGTCAAGTTGTAAACAATAGGTGTTGGATTAATAAATTGCTCCGGGATACCTATAACATTATGATCCGTCTCAAATGATTCGGTTGAGGATATGTTACCAACATTGTCAAGATATCGTCCAATGTTGCTTGAACCAAACGTTGTGTTAGCTTGTAGAGTAACGTTATCGATTAACAAATATGAATATGAGTCAGCAACAAGAGATAGCGATACGTTTGAAGATATTTTATGATCTCCAAACAATCTTGTACCTGCACTGTGCGTTACGTTTTTAACTATTTCTCTATATGTGTCAACAGTCTGTGTCGTTCTTAAAGAATAAGAAAATTCCTGATAGTAGTAGTTGTCTTGCAACCTATTGTTCCACGATATAAATCCTTTTGTATCAGTGTATTTACCAGGATAAGTTATAATTCCGGAAACCAGAGGTGCTGCTAATCCATTTTCGGCAGCTGGATTTGTTGTATTTGTAATAGTTACAATGTCAGATCTGTTATATCCTGTGCCAAAAGTATCAATTAACACATTGGTTAATGCCCCTGCAACAAGTTCAGCTCCTAATTCTGCATTGTTTCCTTTGAATCCACCCGAGCCATCTGGCAACCTTAAATCAAAAATATCCTGATCTTTTGCAGTGACTCCTGGAGCTACTGTGTAATTAGATCCACGTGTTACCGATCTTATAGCGGAAATAGCACCAGCAACGTTATCCGTTGTCCCCAACGCTGCACTCAACACTGTTGATGAATTTGCTATTGCAAGATTGGCACTTATGGCACCACTGTTTGACGTAATATACGTATTAGCGTCAATTTTAGTTTCCCTCAAGTCCGAAATAACATCATCAAATGTTTTTATAACTTCTGTGTTTGATAATGCAGAAACCTCAAAATTGGCGCCAGAACCATCACCACCAGAAATTGTTATACTGGTACTGTCTCCGACTCTGTAGCCGCTTCCACCGTTAACTATAAGAGGCGCAATGGATTGCCCCGTGGTTCCTGTAACTATGCCGCTAGCACCTGATCCTGAAGCACTGGTAAGAGAAACTCTATCACCGTTTGTATGCTGGGCTCCACCATATTGTATGATTATTCCCTGAAGCGGTCCGGTCGATGATATAACAAGACCACTAAGTGTGTTTGCGGTGTTTTTTACAATTTCATTATCTTTGAAGGTGCCAGAAACGCTTGATAGAAACAATTCGAATACATTTATTCCAGTCTCTAATGTGCTTGACACTCTGCGAACTTTGGCTGTTGCACCAGACGTTACACCAACTATATTCTCTCCACCCATGTCTTCAAGATTACCAACAAACGGTGCTGCAAGACGAACAGAAGTTTCTTTTGTCCATCTTCCATCGGATACTTTTAGCAGATCTTGGCCAGGATAATAAAATTCGATTTCTTCATTGTAAAGTATTCTGAACAACAACTTATAAGCGTTTTCCGATCCTTTAGATTTGTACAAATCTACAATTCTTTGATATAAAAGCGCTTTATCAGCTAAAACAGACTTTGGAAAGTCTGCTAAAATTTCTCTTCTAAACCAATCTATAAACTCACTTTGTGTTTGATCTATGTCTGCATAGTTCAGTAAATTTTTTGCGCGGTCAGTAACTTGATTGGATGTTTCCATCCATTCATAGTAAGCACGAATAAACGCTTGAAATTTGGGTCCTTCTGTATCTAAAAACTCAGGTAACGAGCTTTTGACAAGAACCGACGTTTTCTTATCAGTAGCCATCTATTAATAGACCGTTGAATAAAGACCCACTGTAGCGCTTTGACTGTTTAGCGCAGCAGTTGTTGTCGATGTCCCAGTTGTAGTGACGTTAGATACCGAGGCCTCAAGAACACCGGTGTTGTTGTTCGTGACATTAATTCTAGCGTTTCGAAACAAAATCATTTGATTTCGTTGAGGCTTGATATCATCAATATCGGGATCTGCTAAAATTGTTATACCGTCGCCAACAAAAGCGGTAATTTTAATGTTGTCAATATTGATCCGGCCTGATGCATAGTCAACTGTACCAGTGTTGTTTTTTAGATAAACTCGCTCGTTTCCGGAACCCATGGTATATATTCTCAGCGCTTTATTACCGTCATCGTCAAAATAACATGTTCTTCCATCATATGTAAACGCAGATGACGATATTGCATATTTGTGCCCAATGTGAGGGTTGTATATTGAGTTATTGAATGGTATCTTATAACTAGCAATTGTGTTTAATATTGGCTTGAAATCTTTTTCCATCAACACTGCGTGTCTGACACTTGTTATAGATTAATTCACGTTATTGATATCACTCATTAAATTGTAATTAATGTATTCCTTGCCAAACAAATTGAGTTGTTTTGTTTCAAAATCTTGCAAAACAGTTTGTGCACCCGTTGCTATGTCAGAAGCACTGGAAGCCGTTTGATCTGGATCATATCTTATATCAATTGTTGGCTTTACGTAAAGATATGTTGGATCAACAACTTCTGTGTCTATCGAAAGAACAGTTTTATCTTTAAGAAAATTTATAATCTGATTTTTTCTGTTGTCTGAAATGTATAAACCTCTTTTTGGTTTTGCAGATATAAAAACTTTTCCATAAACAGGGGGATCGTTCTCCTCTCCACCCCACACCGAAACAGCTTGAAGATCTGTGAACTCAGACGTTATTACAGACTTGTAATCGCTAGCTGTAACAGTTCGGTTTTGCGCTGAATAAGATTTCGGAGCATTTAGCTTAATTGAATCAATAGATTCTCTATCTGAGCCACTTGATGCTGCAGTTGTTGTAAGTATTGTGTAATTCGAATAACCACCTATAGGACCACTTGCAGAAAAACTGTTGGCGCCTCCAGAAGCTGAACCAGATGTTACTCGATATCCTACGATTACTATATTTCCGTCGTTAACTTGCCGACTTATAATATTGTCGCCAAATTTAATTTCATATCTACCTGATTCAGTTTCATTAAGGAAATAAGCATTGGAATTGGCTGTAAGCGATGTAATATCCGTACTTCGATTCCATGTTGTAATAGAAGTATTGGAAGCTGACTCTTGAACTCTAACTGTCATGTAGGTCGTATCGACATTATCATTAGGTATGATATATCTGACTGGTGATGCTGAGCTCACAGTAAACCTATGAACAAAAGGACGACCTTCAACTACAGATAGCTTTCCGGAATAAACGCCACTTGCATTAGCATTTACAACTAACGCGTTAGGATTTGTGTAAAGAAAATATTTACCGTCTATATAAGTAGAAAAATTTGTATTGGCATTGATAGTAATTGAACTAGGCGAATCACCAGGAACAAAAGTAAGCTGTAGCTCGGCTTCTGGACCGAGTGCAGATCTAGGAGTATAGCCAAGCATCTTAGCCTTTGACACAACGCTACTTCTTATCTGGGCAGAATCAAGAAACATCTCGTTGCCCACCATATTCAAATAAAATGAATTTTTGTAGGTGTTATACGCAAGAAGGTTCAACAATATCTGCATTGTTGATGATTCATAATTATAATCGCCCAACTCAGTTTGATTTGACAAAAAGGCCTTCAAGTCGTTTTTGATTCCGTCGAAATCAACACTTGTTAATTGTAGTGCATTGTTAGCAGCCATTTATCTTGTTCTCTCTATTTCTAAACCAACTTCGATAGGCCTTGCATCATTAACAATGAAAAAACTTAGACCAACTTTAACTCGGTTTGAATTTGGTTCTGCAATTACTGTTACATCGTTTATTGAAACTCTAGGTTCAAAGTTTTGTATTGCGGTTACTATATCACGCTCTATGTTAACTTGCTCAATTGCATCAAAATTTTCAAACAATCTATTTCTTACATCAGAACCAAATAAAGGATCGTAAGGACGCTCAAATCTGTTTGTAAGTATTAAGTTTTTGATAGCTCCGACAACGGCCTCAGCATTTTTCTTTGTAGTCAATTTTCCAGTTACAGGGTGTGGAGTCAAAGCAATACTGAGATCACTAAAACTTACCTCTTTAGATATTGGATTTATTGAACCAGACTTAGCCACAAGCTATCCTTTTTATACTATTTATTACTGTTTTTTATGTCTTGTATTTCTTTTCTTCGTTCTTTTGTCATTTTTGCAATTTCAGTAAGAGCTTTTCGAGCTCTTGTTCCAGCTGCCTTGTTTCCATTTTCGAATTTTTCGTTTTCTGTTAAATATGTTTCGTAAAGTGAAACAATCATTTCATGTGTCATATTTTACTCCTAAGGTATTGGCGTTGTGGTAGGCGTACCAGACGCTATGTGTTTATGTGTCAT